ATGAGATCTGGCAGAACTTATCATATCAAGCGTATCACGGTTGTAAGTAAGAATACCCAAAACTTTGGGAATCGGATAAGTTTTTCTACAATTCCTGAATCATGGGTCTCTCATGGCGCATGGAAGCGAGGAATGAAGACTTTTCAACTAATGAACAAGGAAGCAACGCACAACTTGACAAATGATATTAGTGCAAAATGGCAAGACTTCAAGGTGTACATGTCTAATGATCACCGTGCAAGTAGCAACGTACTCCGCCCAATTGATAATGGCGGAACAGTTGCTGTGGATGGAGAATGGACCTACACAGTTCTCATCACTCCTGATGGAACGACCGGGGCAGATCCTTTTTCTCTTCACATGATGGGAGCCACCGTTACCTCCGGTACCAGTGGCGTAGTCAGTGCAGGTTTGATTGAATCTTTCGGAGCAACACGTGCAACTGTAGACAACGACCAACCAAACGTTCCAGGCATTGCGTCTGATGACCCATTGCTGAACGTGTTTGACTATGGCACAACTGTTGACGAAGTCATCGATCGTCTCGAAACTGAGAACGATAACCCACCATATGATTCAGCGCTTTACCCTGGTGGCGCTGCAAATATGGTAAAACCACTTGTTGTCCAAGACACTACCCTTGTGGATGGAAAATCAACAGTGGGCGGATTTGGAGCAATGCTTGGACTGATCGAAGTTGAAGCAACTGCTACTGAAGGAGAAGATGTTTATTCGATTCTCGTGGAACTTGCCCCCGGCAGTTACCGAGGCATTAAAGCGGATGTGATTTGATGGAATCATCTGCACTCGCAGACACAATCACAGAACAGGCTGTAAAGGCAAGCCAAGGCGCATCAGTCTTGGCACATATTGTTGAACGCAGATTAGAGTACCTCATTGGAACTCTGATCGCACATCAACTTGGACTCATTGAACAAGTTGTTACATACGGCTCCGGTATGTGTTGAACTATGATAAAAAAGAAATCTCTAACTTACGGACGCAAGTTCCGTGATAAATCTGGACGTTCCGTCCGCTATGTATACAAGCACCGAAAGAAGATTGGGCTTGTCGTACTCCTGCACGTCGATGCTATTCTACCAGACAGCGAGGTGCAGTTGAAGAAGCCCAAGGGAAAACTTGGGCTGCCGAATCCCTTGGGAATTATTTTCATGGGATTAGGCAATTGATGCGCATAAGTTTATGTATACACAGCCACTCGCTGTATACATGGCGAAACTGTATTGGCGCATAAAGAAAAACGGAAAATGGACGTGGGAAGCATTCGATTCGAATAATTCACACGTTGATTACAAATCGAATAGCGGATGGAGTTATTCGAATAAACAACAGGAGGAAGAATGATGACTGTCAACGACAAGTGGATCACTTGCGTGCATTGTGGCACTGAATCTCTTGCAAGCACCCTCCTTGTGGAGAAAGGGTGCTGCTTCAGTTGCTATATGAAAGGCCTGTCGCCCCTGGGGGATTGGCCAGCATGAAATGCAAAAGATGCGGACACCAGCTGGACTACCGGGAAGATGCGTGGCCCGTAGAACACAAACCCGATCAATGGGTTGAACTTTGGGTATGTCCAAAGTGCGGGGAAGAGGAAGTCGCATGACGCACCAAATCGCTAAGATTTTCGAATGTAGCAATTGCTACAACGTAAGAATAACCTCCGTAGGGCATCCTACATGTGGACTTTGTAAATCAACACATCACCGTCGTAAGATGGTGATCACAGGATGGATTCCATGACAACGTCAAAGCCAGCCTGCGTGAATCGGTTACGATCCACGGCAAAGTGCCAACGCAGTTGCTGTAGAAAAAAGCACATCGATGTTAGCTCGAACAAGACCGTGCAAACAAAACTGGGACAAAGTACCTGGTACTGTCGCAGAGGGTGCTGCCAACAGATTCCAGAAAGTCCTTACTTTTGTATTCTGGACGGATCCAGTACCCGGATTCAATCTTGAATACCGAATCTTCGTGTCCGCAGGGCACACGCAACGCGGGTGGCAGCGGCGGTGACAGAGGCATGCCCGCCCATGCCGATGTCTGCGATCAGCAGGCATAAGCGAACAAGTCGCCCCAAAGACTTTGAGCCTACGCTTCCGGTAAAGCGGCAGGAAGACGGGAAGTGAGGGCTGAACAACCCCTCCGACTGTCTGAACGTTCGGGCAAGGCGTGAACAAGCGTAGTGCAGTGAAGGGTACGTTAGGGGAACCTTCATAGGTATCCACGAACACGGGGGATTCATGGCCACCAAGAAGACCACTGCAATGATGAAGAAAACCTCTTCGAAGCGCAGCCGATCGGCGAAGAAAACTACACCAGCTGTTCGATACCTCCGGTATGATCTGGTGAACAGTGCTACTCCTGGCACAGAGACGTCGCATTTTATCGATTTGGCCCGCGATTTATCTATTGTCAATCGACGGCTCATGAGATCTGGCAGAACTTATCATATCAAGCGTATCACGGTTGTAAGTAAGAATACCCAAAACTTTGGGAATCGGATAAGTTTTTCTACAATTCCTGAA